CCTGAATTCTCCCGACTGTTTCTATCAGCTTTTTTTTCATTAAATTAAAAGAAGTGATAAATGTTGTCTCATCCAAACTGTCGGCCATGTTTTTTACATAGGCCTTAATTGCACCGTTCTTTAATTCCTCGGCTGCTTCGGGGATGCTTTTTCGTAAAGATATTTTTAATTCGTTGCGGTCAGGTAAGGGACAGCCGGCACGAGTAAAGCTTATATTTATTTTTGACTGTCCGCCTTCTTTTGCACTCTCATCTATAGACCATTCGGTTACGATAACCGGGAATCTGCCCCAAAGAGGTAAACTTAAAAATCCGGGCTCATCATCGGATGTAGAAACACGCAAAGCATTAATCATGTTGTTTCGGTCTTTTATGAATTCGTCCCCTCTAAAACAGCCTGATACGGTAATACCGTGAGGTTTTTCGTTTAAAGAAGTTGAAGACCAAAGTCCAAAAAAAGGATATTCGGCTGTATCGACAGAATATCCTGAAGAGAGTTTCATGCTTTCATAAATAAAATAAACTGGTGAACCGCCCGGAGCTTGATAGCTCGATTTTGAGGGATTATCGGATTGAGTATAGGTTTTATCGCTTTCGTTTAGCTTGGCACCGTAAGCTTCTCTCCAATTTGTACTTGAAGGATTTGGTAATTCAGGTTCCCATTTAATCATTAAAAGGCTCCTCTTGCTTCGATAACTCTGCCCGTGTTAAAAGCAAACGGAGCATTGTTGCTTTTAACGGCTGTAGTTATTTCGGTTCTGTCATTATTAAGTGTAACATTTATATCTATACCGGCTTGGCCTTCTAATGTAGCTGTTGGAGCCGCTGATGGTAATTTTTGAACTTGGTCCAACTGCTCACGCATCGCAGCACTTTCCGGAATAACATCGTCTTTACCGACAGCTTCACCTATTGCTTCTCCGGCTTTCCTTCCAAGCCACCCGCCGAGCATACCGATACCGCCGCCGACTAAAGCTCCGATTGCAGTTCCCACGACAGGAACGACAGAGCCTATTGCAGCTCCTGCTAATGCCCCCGCTGCAGCTCCTCCGATAGAACCTGCAGCTGCGCCTATTGCTCCGCCTTTTGCTTTTGATTTCTCTTTTCCTTTTAATTCGGGGTTATTGTTAATATCGCTCAGTTCACCAATCATTGCAGGAATTGCAGTAAAAGCGGCTCCCAAAGCTGCAGCACCGGCGATGCCTGCTCCTTGTTTAAATGTTAATTTTTGTTTTCCGCCCGAACTCTGTCCGCCGCCAAGCGACGGTTCCATTCCGCCTGCAGCTCCAAAGGAAGGACTTCCACCTGAAACAACTCCAAAACCGCCTTGCCCCATATTTGTAACAAAGACAGGCATTCCGCTTGCTGCACCTCCGCCAAAAGCCAACTCCATTTTGCCGGATTTAAAACCTTTAATTCCGTTTGAAATAGAACCTATAAGCCCTGCAACTTTTGAAAGACCTTTTATCGCTACAATGCCTGCCAAGCCCCATTTAATAGTATTAAAAACTTTTTCCATTCTTTCAGGATTTTCAGATAAATACGAAAGTAAATCATTTAATTTTTCAAGAGGTTTTGCCAAATTGGCATCTGCAAATTTTAAAAAAGTTGTTTGCAGGTTTTGCAAGTTGGCTTTCATCGTTCCGGCCATACGGGCAGATTTACCTTCTAAAGCTCCGGTTGTATTTCCTAAGTCATCTGTTAGTTTTTTGTAGTTTTTTCCATACTGCTGAAAAGCTCTAACAGCCTTCATTGATGTCATTCCGAATACTTCACCAAGAAAATCGGTGTTCCCTTCTTTTTCGGCTACCGATAAAACATCCTGCATAATATCTGCAAGGTCACGAAATTTGCCGGTACTGTCGCGTACGGCAACGCCTATCAAACCTAGCTGCTCCTGCTTTTTAGGATCGGAAAGTTCAGACATAATGGCATCAAGGGATGTAACGGCAGCATCTTCATTTTTTGTTCCGGCAATCAAGATTTGCATTACGGCACCTAGTTTTTTAGTATCTTCAACAGAATTTCCAATAGGAGAATATGCAGACAATACTGCTTTTGCTGTTTTTGCAAATTTACCAAAAGTATATTCACCCTGATCCCCCTGCTTAACCATGTCATCCATAAGGCCCGTTATGGATTCGGCACTATAACCGAATTTTTGAAACTCGGAAAAAACATCTCCTATGCTTTCTCCCGACTCTCCCGTTGCCTGTAATGCCACAGCAATATTTTTTATATTGTCTTCTACATATTCCAAGCTACCTGTTTTTGTCATAACGACATCAAGGGCATCTATAATTTTTGAAGGATCTATTTTGATATTTGGGTCTTGAGCTGCTTCAAATATTTTCTGTTTTAATTTGTTGACTTGTTCGGCAGAAGCATCGGCGGTCATTCCCATACGGGTAAGACGAGCATCAATATCGATTATATCTTTCGAGGCAGCTCCAAGTGAAAGGGAAACACCGAGAGCCCCCAGTTTTGCCGTCATTCCGGAAAAAGCTTTATCAACTTTGCTGACAGCAGACATCGCCGTTGAAGCAAACTTTTGACTTGCAGAGCCTGCATTTTTGATTTCAGATGAGAATTTATCTTTTAATGAAAGTAATATACCGGCCCTAATATCTGCCATTTATTTTACTCCGTTTATAACTTTAAAATTCCGTATCGCTGCCGTATGCCATTTTTTTAATTCTTTCCATTTAAAATTTAAAATGGTATCATACGGCAGTGAAGGCATTAAGCTCATAAGCTCGCTTACCATCTCAAAAAGAAAATCGCTTACTTCTGCGGCGGTAAGTCCGCCGCCTGAGTAGGGTTTTCCTCTTGGGTTTTGCCTTCAAGTGATTCTTTAACTCCGAAAAATACGGCATATATTTTTTGAAGGTTATACCTTATAGGAGGCCAATCTTCAATGTGTATTTTTTTGATGATGTCTTCAGGTTCTCCGGTAAGGGCAGAAACAAGGGCAATATCGGCTCCGACATCATTTATATCATGTCCATCAGTCCGCATCATGTGCATTAGACAAGGTTCTTGAAAATGGAGCTCAGTAACTTTCCGTTCGCCTAATGTTACAGGATGCTTTAAGTATATATCTTCCATACCTTCCCCCTATACCAATCTTTGGCTTTTGGCCGAATTATAGGTTACTTTAAGTTCACCCTTAGAGAGTTCGACCGCTTCCGTAACCCATGCAGAAGGCATCATGTGCTGATTGCCTCCGGATAAAAAGATTGTCAATGTATCGTTTGATATATTTGCAAAATCTTGCGGATCAATAGCAGCGTTAAGCGTAAGGCTTAATTCTGCGGCAGTCGGGCTTTCCACATAACCGGTGTTTTCGTGGACTTCGCCTACTTGCGTTTCCCGCTTGAAGCTTGACGGTTTAAAAGTTCCGCCTCCTTCCTTTAACGGCAACTCTCCCAAGCTGGTAGATATA